CAAAGTCCTCATCGAAGTAATACGGCCATGGGTTCTTCTTGCGCTTGCTGGCTTTCAGGTCCCGCCGATAACGTCTTGCAGCTTGCTTGATTTTCTTGCCGGCCACGATATCGCCGCTTAGTACCTTGTCGGTATATTCAGTCGCATAGTTCATTGGGCTATCAACTCCGCGAACGGGTCGTCAGGCTTCTTCTTAGTCTCGCTCTTAACCGCTAACTTAGCCCGGCTGTAGACTGACAAGCCAAGCAAGTCATCAATACGGATCATCTGATTAGTGGCGTCCAGTTTCATCTTCACGGCCGGGTTGGCTTTCACGCTATCAGTGGTTTCAACCGTCATGCCTTGCTCTTTTACAAGCTCGGCTGCTTTCTGAATGTCAGAATAGGCTTGGCAGTGACTGGCAATCAGGGCAGCGTCCAGTTCGCTCACTGGAATGTCCTTTTTGAGTAACGGCACAATACGTTGCCACTCGGTCACGGCATAGTCATCAAGCCATGCAGGGGGCTGCTCAACTAATTCTTGATAGGTGAACAGCGATTCTTCCATGTCGCGCCGATCGGCGAGCTTCTTCTTGCTCATCGTGCCACGCATTTGGGTAATGGATTTAAGCGGTGCGCCCATTGCTATCGCGTCCTTTCTTTATAATTTGGATTAGACTTATCTAATCTAATTATAACATGAATTTTCTATTTTACATAATTAATTACGGTAATCACTGATTTTCAATAGTTAATCTGGGATGCTTGGTCCCTGTGATTACATGACCTAGCCCCCATAACTAGATGGGGATAGTGTGCGGCGTCTTCGACTTTCGTCTTCACGCCATGGCAAGCATTACACAGACTTTGTAAGTTGCTCTCGTCCAGTCTGCGGTTCCAGTCCACACGTATCGGCACAATATGATCTACCACGTCAGCTTGCACGTATAAGCCGTTGGCCTTGCATCGTTCACACAGTGGATGTGCTAGACGATACGAGTAAGACAGCTTGCGCCATGGCTTCGACTTGTAGAATTGGAAGTAGCGACCACCAATCTCTTTGCGGTGTGCATAGCGTTCGTTGTCGGACGCTCGCGGTTCTGGCTGGTGCTTATCACAGTACCGTTGATTGAACGGCACCATGGTGTTGCACCCAGCGTGGTTACATAGCTTCATGATCATGCCAATACGCCTGCCATTTCTGGGTTGTGCTTATTATCTCGATATAGGATCCGGACAGTCAGCATGTCATCAGGTGCGTTATAGACAACGAAGCGCTCTATATCGTACTTGTGTAGCAGCATAAATATTGCCACTGCATGATTTACCGTTGTACTGATACCGGTGTATTCAAATTCTTTCATAGTTCTAAGCCCCTTTGGTTGTCTTCTTGAGCGTCACAATATCAAACGCGTTCGGATCATCGTCATAGGCAATAGACTTAATTGTGTACAGTGTGCTGTTCAGCTTTATCATCATGCTGTCGTCTAGCGCGTCAGTGTGACGTACCACGATGGCGATGGTGTCCTCTAAGTCTGTGCCAGTGATCTGGTAGGTCTGTGTAACGGTGCGGTTATATGATCCATAGAACAGGGTGCCAGTCGGCTCGAATGTAGAGATGTTAATACCTGCGCCAGTCCTGTGATTAACTGTCTTACCGATTTCAGCCACCTTGTTCAGGCGGGCAATTGAATAGTTCTTCATGTGATTAACGCTCCTAATATCTCTTATCCATGGCAAGATCAATCATGCGGTCAATTGAACTAATGGTGTCACTTGCTGAGGAACAAAGTTCATGGTATGCAACGTGGCTAATGCTTCCATATGAAGATCGTGTCAATAGGTTAACGTGCGAGAATTGAAAACCATCTGATATTTCAAACGTTGGATATACTTCGATTTCATAGCCTTCACGTTGCTGAACAATGATGAACCAATCTTTTGGTGTCATGCTACGAACTAAGTAGTGTTCTTTTACAAGCGCCCCAAGTTCAGCCCACTTGTCTCGATCGTGTTTAACGTCTACAAGTGCTGCTTTGCGATATGCTGTTTTTGTCATTTTAATTTCTCCTCGCGTATAGTTTTAAACTTGTTTGTTTTATACGTGGCACACGTGGCACACCTGGAACATCGTTGATATAACGGGGTTTATCTGTGCCAATTCTGAAATTCTACGTGGCACATACCTGGCACACGCGTGGCACGGAATTAATATGTGCCACGTATGCCCCGTCTTGTGCCACGTCTGTGCCACGTATCAAATCGCTGTAAGCATTGATACTACTGCATTGTGCCACGTGTGCCGCTTGTGCCACGTTAAAAATAGGAAGTTTACTGTCGAACGTATCCACGCGGTTGCCCTCCGGCTATACGGATTCGTTGCGCTTGCCAACCGGGCATGTTGTCCATAATGAGCTTGATCCGTTTTGCGTCAGAGTTTGTACGTCCCATCAGGTAACGATCCACTGACTTGTCAAACACCACTTCCATGATTTCTCTTGTTGTGGTTTGTTGCAGTGGTTGTAGTTCTCCAGCGTCTAAGTGCTGTTGTAACCAAGAAGCGACATCGCCGTTATGGTCAATATGCGTGTGAAAGAAGCTGGCTTTTAGGCTCAATGGCAGCTTTTCCCAATTTGATGGCACTTTCATGTTGAGAAAGTCTTCAATGGCCTCTTTCATCGGGTCCACGGTCTCTGCTTCCTGTTGATATGGTTTCGCCAGTTGCATCAGCTTATCGTCAGCAAAGACACTCTCACCCGCATCAACCCATGTTTTGACCTCTGCCAGTACCTGATGAACGTCATGATCGATCTTCGGCACGTTTTCTTCGTTGCGCCATACGATCTTTGTCGGCTTTGTAACACCGCATCTGATAGGGAAGAAACGACGTTCACCAGTGGCGTCTTTCAAATAGTCCTGTTGATTAGTGCTACCAATGAATACACACTTGCGTAAGTGTGGGTATACGTAATGGCTATAACTGCCGCGATATGAATCAGATTGGGCGCTAATGAAACTCTTAGCTGATTCAATCTCGGTCTTTTTCATAGCGGAAAGCTCACCGAGTTCCATGACCCAGTTGCCTTGTAGTTTCTTGTAATCCTCATCGGTCTTGCCCATCGATTTCAGTGAATCGCTGAACTTTGTCGGGAATAAGTTACGAGCAGCCGTGCTCTTACCAAGTCCTTGTTTACCTTCAAGAATTGGAACGAGTTCAAACTTGCAACCGGGCTTGTAGACTCGTTTCACTGCACCAGCTAACCACTTGCGGGTCACGATGCGTGTATATTCGCTGTCCTCGGCACCTAGGTAGTCGATGAAGTACCGTTCAGCTCTCGGGGTGCCGTCCCATTGTTCTGTTTCGATCCATTCTTTAACCGGGTTGATCGACTGCTCTTTGCCAATGTTGACCATCGCGTCTTGTTCGTTTTGCTTACTGAACAATATATTGTGTTTGCGTTCAATGTATGAGCGGACGATAGCATCGTCTTCATCGGTCCAGAATCCTTTGCGGATTGGTAATCCTTTTGCGCCTTTGGTCTTGATGAGCAACTCTGAGAAGTCGTCCCATGCAATCACTCCGGCAAAGCTAGGATCATGTTCTATTAGCAGTTGTAGGTTGACGACTGAATCTTTCTTGATCCCACCGTTACCGTCAACCTTGAGTTCTTCTCGCCACTTCTCTTTGCCCGAAAAGTCGACACTGACCACTTTGTCAGCTTCCTCTTTAATATCTTCTGGCATTGTTTTAACCAACGGCACGCCTCCTCTCTTCGGCTTTCAATACTGACTTGAAAATCTTGTTCACTTCGGCCTCTGGTAGTGGGCTGTCTAAGTAGCTGTCGTTAGTGGTAAACAGCAAGTTATACACTGTTACTGGGTCTGCACCCGTAAAGAACAGCTTGCCAGCAATCCTAGTTAAGAAGTCGTTGCGGTTTCCATTTCCAGTACCGGCTACCATCTCGTCGAGCAGGCGACCGGACCAGCGCTTTCCTGTGTAAGCAGCGGAACCCAGATTCGGGTTCGGATGGTTGACACGCTGAATCTCAGTAAGTAACCACTGAGGCGCGGGTGATAGCTTGGTGCTCTTGTGCCCTTTAAGTGGTTGATACATGCCGTTCTCGCGAATGCTAGGAAAAACCGGCACACCAGTCGCAATATAGTCAAGACCGGTTTTCTCGCCATTCTTAGAGAACAAATCCGATCGACTGGTTAGCTTCAATTCCTTGGGATAGGTGAAGAAAATATGAAGTCCACCGTTTGGGGTTGTTTCTATATAGGTAGATGGAATTTGATCAGCACGACCATCAGCGCTCAATTTAGCCAACGTCTCATTGCCATTAGCCCCACTTTTATGACCCATATCAATATCGAATACCAGCACGCCATCAAGCCCCAAGCCAATATTGTAATTAGGATGTTCGCCCCACCATTTCTTGGCTTGTTCTGGGTCTTTGGTAGCATCCTTATATCCGTGGGAACCATTGAGTGGTGTTCGTGTCTCTGGCGCAAGTGGATAGACTGCAAAGCCATGCTGCTGATATCCAAGCGCTACTTTAAGCACGTCGACCATCGACAGCATCTCCCTCCAAAAGTAGACGACGAGCATCAATGATCATGTCAGCGACTGTGTCGGCCAGTGCTGATTGCTGTTCATTGTTGATCTGATGTCGCAAGATATTCACCATTGCACTTGTATCGCTTAAAAGTGCCTGTGCGGTTGTATAGTAATCTTTCTTCATCATTTGTCTGCCTCATCAGTTTCAGGGGAGTCAATAGCGTTAATCTGGTCGGTGATAATATCTCGGGCACAAAATACTAGACATTTCCATGTATCAAAGTCACGCGAAGCAGCACAAGATACCCATACTGCATTGTCGTGCGAGTGATCGTCATTGAACCGGCAAACCAAATTGCCAAACTCATCTAGCTCATCGCAAAGGGCGAGCAAGGATCCTTTTGCCTTGCGCAATTCATACAACGTATCGCTCAAATCTAACGGCTTCTTAACAGCAGTTGAAACTTTTTCCATATTAATTGCCTCCATTTTGTTGACATAATCGACTTATAAAGGCAAGCTAGAAAGGAATGTAGATCTTTTCGCTTGTCTTTGTCTCGCCTTGAGCTGCCACTCTTGGCGATTTTTTTGTGGCTTCAATCAGTGAGCGCTTTTCGGCTTTTTGCGCTTGCCAGTACCGATCACACTCGGCATCGGCTTGCACGTAGTCTCGCCATTGCCAGCCATATTTTGTGCTAACCATTTTCGGCATGACGATCGTCCTCCGAGAATTGAAAATAAGCGCCGCAGACAGCCCCAATCAGGAACGCCATGCAGAGTGCAGGGACGGTGAGCGGGTGGCTTAGTAGCCACGCAATGATATTAATCATCAGCGTCCTCCTCGTTTTCATACAGCTTTAGGATCTCCGATACCCGCAGCAGCTCTTTTGCAGCCGTGATTGCCAGCTCACTGTTTGGGACATACTTACCGCCAACCGTGACATTGCTGTCTTCTGTAATGGCCAGAATGTTGAGGTTAATGTCGTCCATCAAGTCTCCGAGTTCGCGGTCTAGTGCCATCTCTTCTTTACTGAATAGCTTCATGATGTTGTGCCTTTCTGACGCTATGCGCCTGTCATAAGTTGCTTACATGCCCGCCTGCCCAGCGCAGTTATGCAAAATGTTCTGCCATGAATTTATCCGCGCTGTGTCGAGTAATTCGCTTAGTCCCATTTATTACAGAAACTTTAAGCCCTGCTGCTATAAACTTCTTCAAAGTATTTCTACTAACCCGGAGATATCTGCAGGTTTCACCAAGGTTCATGTAATTTTCAGCGGTAGTCACAAGATCGCCTCCTTTGATAATCATAGTTTACAACTTGCAATGTTAACTATGCAACGACCATAATCTATCACGACTGTCTTTTGTTGTCAACTGTTGCTTACATGGTGTATGCTATGCTGCACACGATGGAGGTGAGCAGATGATTGTTTTTAAGCTACGCGAAATCCTTGACTTGAAGAACATCAGCGTGAATAAGCTGTCCAAAATTACCGGTATTAGCCGCCCAACTTTAACAGGCATGTACTACAATGAAAGCCAAATGGTCCAACTACGAACGTTGTCTAAGGTATCGGAAGCACTCAACGTTGATGTTGGGGATCTAATGGCTAACGATGACAAGGTGAGAAAGATTTCCTTTCCGGTAACGGTAGTTGCGGGATCTCTTGACGCTAATGTAGACTTTCTTTTTCAATTTCGAGATTTGTCTGAAAATGTACAGGCTGTGATGAAACTCGAGAT